ACTTGTACCTAGTGTATATGCAGCTAAGTTATATACTGGCGGTGAGAAATACGAACAAGATAATGTTGTTGCGTTAACACTTACTCTAAACGGTAAGTTAATAGAATGGGTTTACAAAGAAAATATAGGTCAATGTTTAAAATCTAAAAGAGTAGCGGCTAGAGAAGTTGGTGGCGAAAGAGTTATATTTGAGTGTAAACTAGTAAAAGCATTATTACAAGAAGATAAACAAGCAAAATACGGAATAAGATTACTTAAAATTTTAGACTAAAGGATTTATGAACAAACTATTAACAATAGCATTTTTATTTTTGATGATGTACGCCCCAGCATATGCTGATTGCACAGGTTGTGGTGATGACGGACACCAAGTTTGTCCTATTGAAAAGAAACATACACATATTACGGTGATGACAGAAGAACATAAAACTTCATCATCAACTCCTGAAGAAGGTATCGTATTCGCAGTATGTATTTTTGAAATAGATGAAGCTACAGGTGAAAGAAAACTAATTGACCACAGAGCAAGTGAGAACTTGATGGACTGCTTGAAAAATAAGAGAGAAGCAGAAAGAGACTATAAAGAGAGTAAAGAAAAAGGTGGTATCTTCAATATGACTTGTGATAAAGTTAACGCAAAAGTACAAGTACAAGAAGATGGTTCGTGGAAGATTTTAGAAATATTAGGAAGACACGAACAAGCATATATTAGAAAAAAAGTTTACGAATAATCGTAGGAGTAAAAGTAATATGATAAAAAATTTAAAAGATGTAATTATTTGTATATTAGTCGGTGGTGTAATAACATTATTAGGCGTAATTATCATTGGTGACTATTATGTGGCACTACAAGAGAACAGACCTGTTGATGAGTCAGTTATTACATTAATGAAAATGGCACTAACTGGAATGATAGGAATTATTGCAGGTTATATGGGGAGTAAATAATGGCTGAAGAGATAAAAAAAGAAGTTAAGGTTGCAGAACCTAAACAGAAAATACAAGTTGATTTAGAAGTAGATACTTCAATCAAAGACCTAGGTATTAATCCATATGCAAAAATAATTCATATGGCAAGAGCAGTTGACGCTTGGAGAATATTTCCAAGATTGTTTTTGACCGTATATATTGTTTTATTATACAAATGTGTAATTTGGTATATGAACTTACAGGCACCTACTATGGAACAAAGTGGGTTAATCAGTATCGTTGTTGGTGCTGGTGCAGCTTGGTTTGGTCTATATACTGGTTCAAGTAAAAATAAGAAATAGGAAATAAGAAATGGCTGCCACTACACTTTCAAACGCTACACAAGACGAACTACTTTCCATATTCAAAGTAATATCAAAGAAGTCTATCCAATCAGTTGATGGACTAGTTAAGTCAACTCAGCCTAAATTAAACAAACTTGTTGCAGAAACTATTGACGCATTTAGAGATACACCTAGAAGTGTAAATGATGTGATGAATAAACTTGTTAATAGAATGGGTGAATTAAACTATTCTGTTGAAGACTTGACAAGAGGTATGGAAAAGGCAGACATATCAGAAGATATGAAATCTCTACAAGACGCATTGCGTAATAGAGAACAGATGATTATTGTTGCAGAAAAAGAAGCAAGTGAATTAAGAAAACAAGGTGTAGCAGTACAAGTAAAGATGACCGAAGATGGTGCAAAGGCAGTTGTACTATCAACAAAACAATTGCAGATGGAACAAGAAAAACTTGTAAAATCTGAAAAGACAATAGTATCAAACGAACAAGAACTATTAAAGAGAACAAAGAATTTACACAAACTAGATGAAACTAGTAGAGAAAAAGAAGAAACGCTTATCAAAGAGAAGTCAGTACTACTAACAAAAGAACGAGAAGATTTAGACGCAAAAAGAGAAGCACTTGGTGGCGATACTTCTGATAACTTTGGTGGTCAAGGTGGTGATATGATAGACCCACGAGGTATGTTTGCTGGTATATCTGATACCTTTATGGGTATCAAAGATAGTATTACAGGACCATTTGTAGAACTTGGCGAAATGGCCAAGAAGATGGGTACTTCATTTATGAACTTCGGTAAAGCAATGAAGACACCAATCAAATCATTAAAACTATTTGGTGCAAGTCTTATGATTGCAGTTGTACCTATGTTGTTATGGGCTCTTGGTATATTAGCATTGATTGCTGTAATTGCAATTGCAATATTTAAATTTCACGCAATCAAAGACGCTATCATAGACGCATATAACTATCTAGGAGAAGTCTTTACAAAGTTTGGTGAATACTTAATGGAGAAATGGAATGCGTTTGTAGGTTATATAGGTGGACTAAAAGATTCATTAATGGAGAAGTGGGATAAATTTACACAAGGTATATCTGATATGGTTGATTATGTAAGTACTCTAGGAAGTAAAATATGGAATAGTATATCTGACGCATTTAGTAGTATTGGTGATTATGTTGCAGACATATTTAAAAGAATCTATAATGGTTTTGTAGACAAGTTTGGTAAGTATATAGGTATGAAAAAAGTTGCATTGTCAAGTGATAAGGCTTCAATGTCAGCACCTAAAAGTGTAGAAGGTGAAATACAAAAAGCAGAAATACCTGAAGAAAAAAAGAAATACTTTAGTGGCACAGATAAGGCAGACCAAACAGGTAATGCAAAAGCACTAAAAGAAGCAGGTAATACAAATAACACAACCGGAACTAACAATGTTGGTATCACACAAGACAACAAACAGATTGTAACCACAAACAACCAAGAATCAATATTCGCTGGTAATGGTAATAGAAATCCAGACCCACCTAGTATGTGGGAAAAGTTAACAGGATTGTTTTAGAATTTACCTAAATCGTCTTCTGTAAATATTTTAAACTCCCAACCTTGCATTTCGCAATAACGAACAGCGGCACCCCATTTAGCTCTATTTTTAATATATGCTAAACTCTCATTGATATATGCTCTAGTCTTACGAGCTCTAGGTTTAGGTTTCTTTGTGAAGGCCTTAGGTTTGATTTCAATTATATACTTACCTTTGTTGGTAACTATGAAGAAATCAGGAAAGTAATTATGTAATTTCTTGGTCACAGGATTACGATAACGAATAGCAATCTCTTCACTACCCCAATGTGTGATACCTTCATTACGGTCGCAGTAAACCATAAATCTTCTCTCCCAATTAGAACGATAGACAACTCTATCTGGATTACCTAGATATTTGTCTTTGTTTTGAGGTTTATATTTGCCTTTATAACTTGCTGTTGCCATTACTATTTCCTGTATAAATATTAGTATAATTCATAAGGATATTTATATATGGGATATACAAACAAAATAAGCTCTGTTATCAAAGGTCGTATTAATGCAGGTTCAAACGCTGTAAAAGGTTTTGTTGATGGTCTTGCAGGTGATATAACATCACAAATAGACAACTTCAGCAATCAGTTTACTGGTGCAGAAAATACAGAAGCCACGAAATCAAAAGCAAGACAGATATTAAATCAATCGCCACTAGAGATAGGTTCAGGTGACGCATTACAAGGTAGAGTGCGTTCCAGAATTAGTTATGGTCAGATATATTATCCAGAAGAAACAGGTATGTTAGATGAAGGTCACTATGTCATATTTGACATTATTGAAAACAGAAAAACATCTTATGGTGGTAATATGAAGAGAAAAATAGAAGTACCAGCAGATGATGACGCAGAAGCAAATCGGGTTACAGCTGCTGGAGGAACAGGACCTGATGGTGGTTATAAAACTGATTATCAAGGTGGACCAAAAAGAAAAGTAAGAGAAATGTCTTCTGGTATTGGTCAAGGTGGTTCACATACACATACAAGAATTAGTGATACGGTGTGTTTATATACACCTGCTGAAGCAGCAAAATTCTCATACAGAGCAAACTATGAAAACTTAGCAACTGGTCTTGCCGGTCTTATGGCGTCTAGTATGGAAGCAGGTAAAGATATGTCTTTCAAAGAAGCGATGGTTGACGGTGGTGGTGCTATGATAGAGAGAGTATTAGGATCAGCAGTAACCGATATTGCAAGTGCATTGCCTGGTGTTGGTGATGTAAGAGGTGCAATAGACAAATCAATGGGTAGAGCATTAAATCCATTTAACGAACAAGTGTTTAGAAGTGTACCATTTAGAGAGTTTAGTTTTCCATTTACATTTGCACCAAAGAATCAAAAAGAAATGTTAAATGTAGAAAAGATTATCAAGTTATTTAAATTTCATATGTTACCTGAATTTAGTAATAAAACTAAATCAGCATTTTTATCGCCATCTGAATTTCAAATAACTTATTACTATCGTGGTAAGTCAAACGATTATATACCACAGATTTCTCGTTGTGTAATGACAGCTATGGATGTAGACTATGCAACAGAAGGAACATTCCATACATTTAGAGAAGACAATAGAGGAGCTGCACCTATCACAACAACAATGACTTGTACATTTGCAGAAACAGAAATTATGACTAAAGAAACAATCGCTAAAGGATATTAATAGATGTATTTTTCAAGTTTTCCACTTATACTATATGATATGAAAGGTGACCAGAAAGCAAAACTGGCAACTAACATAATCAAAAGAGTAAAGGTAAGAGAGAAAGTATTAGACGCAGCTATGTTGTATCAAAAATACTTTGTACAACCAGGTGAGAGACCAGAAGATGTAGCATTTAATCACTTTGGTAAATCAGAATATCACTGGATTATATTGTTGACAAATGGTATTACAGACGCATACTATGGTTGGCCTATGAACTATACTGAATTTGAAACCTTTATCAAAGACAAGTATCCTAATCCAGAAGCAATACATCATTACGAAAAGAAACAAACAAGTGGACCTACAGATGTCCATATAGAATGTATGAGTACAGATGTAGGTGCTGTATCTGTATCAAATAGAGAATACGAACAAAGAATACAAAACGATATAAGCGAAATTAAGTTGTTAGACCAAAGTTATCTATCAACATTTTTAGATGAGTTTGATAAACTGATAGGTGAATAATGTACAGCAAATTAAAAACCGATGACTTGAAAAAGGCCGGTGACTATACGCTATCTGAAATAGTAGTGCATAGTAGAAAGTCTTTTGATGGTTCAAGTAAAGCAAAGAAGACGGACATCACAAGTCTAGTCGCAGAAATCAATATTTACGAAGACATAAACGAGAAGAACTTATCTGGTCAGTTAGTTATATCTGATAGTACAGGTCTTCCTAATCATATGCCATTGACTGGTAATGAACTCTTATCATTTAAACTAGGTACACCAGGTTCAAGTCGTTATTATGACTTTGAAAAACATCCTATGGTCATCTATAAGATAGGTAGTAAACAACCACATAATCCTAGGTCACAATTTTATGTACTATACTTCTGTAGTAAAGAACAAATTACAAATCAAACCGTCAAGGTAGAGAGACCATTTACTGGTGCTATCGCAGATATGATATCCTCTATTGCATTGTCTGAATTAGGAACAAGTAAAGACATTACACTAGAAGGTACAAAAGGTAATCGTAAGTTAGTCGTACCAAGATTTAGACCATTTAAGGCGATAGATTTTTTATGTGCTCAAGCAGAATCTGCTACATTTAATAACACAGGATTTAAATGGTACGAGACAGCAAATGGATTTCATTGCCGTTCATTTGAAAATATGATGGCAGTTGGAGTAGATAGTATAAGACCAAACAATGGTTACTTTAAACCTACAATGGCAGGTACAACAAGAAACAAAGGTAACCGTGATGTTACCCAAGAAATGCAAACTATTTTCTCATACGAAGTCATAGAACAATTTAATCTTATGAAACTATTAGGTATGGGTGGTGTTGCAAGTAGAGTACTAAAGACAGACTTGTTTAATAAAACATTTGCAAACGCTGACTTTGATTACGAAAAANCATATAGTAAGAACCACCATACTGAACACGATGGTAGTGGTAGTAGACAAGGTGATAAGAAGATATTACCTGATTATCCATTTAGAGATAACAAACCATTAACAGCATATGCAGACGGAACTTTCTTTAATAGTAGTGAGACAACAAATCAATATGATGGTTATGAATCCGTATCGCCAGAAAACTCAATGCTGAATAGAATAGCACAAGAAGTAGCGTTAGAATCATTTAAGGTAAGAATAGAAGTACCTGGTTACACAGGATTATCAGTAGGAGAAATGATAGGACTAGAAATACCAAGATATGAAAGTATTAGTATTGGTGATAAAGACCAAGACGAAGCATTAAGTGGAAGATACCTAGTCAGCAGTATCATACATAAGGTACTACCAGGCAAGAGTTACCACTCAATGACCGTTGAATGTATGAAAGATAGTGTGAAAACACCATACTATAATGAAACAATTAAAGTAGAAGAAGGCTATACTGATAAAGGCAAAGTATATGAACAAGAGAAGATAGATGAAGGTATATTTGGGATATTCTCGTAGTTTATTCATATGACAACAACTAGAGAGATACATAGAGAATCGCCCTCCGAGACGCCCCTCCAGAGGTCTAAAGGGCATACTATAGACAATCTCAAAGGTCTCTCTACTCTATACGCTGACAATCATACCAGAACAAATGAGAACAGAATGAGAACAAAAACACAATGAAAATGAATATGAAACAATTAAACAACCCTTTACGCAACACATTAGAAACCATACGCAACACCTACGAGGATGCTATGTATAGAAGTCATTTACAAAGGTTTTTCAAAGGTACATACGCAATTGACGAACTCAATCATAAAGTCGGCGTACTAGAAAGAATGACCATACGCATAGCAATATATACAAAACTAATCAAAGATATGCCACTAGCGTGTCATTTGCGTAGGTTTAGAATAAATAGAAAGAATAATATAATCTAGTGTTATCTAAAAGGTACAAGTATCGGAAGAAATTATGAGCAAGTATATACATTTTACAGGAATAGTTGAAGACAGGCAAGACCCACACAAGGTTGGCCGTGTGCGAGTACGGTGTTTAGGTTACCATTCAGATAGTATTCAGACATTACCTACAGCAGACTTGCCGTGGGCACAATGCGCTTTACCTACGACTGCCGGAGGCATATCGGGCCTGGGTCAGTCGCCAACCTTTTTGGTAAAAGGAACTTGGGTACACGGATTCTTTAGAGATGGAGAGCAGGCGCAACAACCAGTTGTTCTTGGAGTGTTGCCTGGGAAACCCAGCAACTATTCTTCAAGGTATTACTCAAAGGCAGGCTATGATGGCTCGGGTATCTATCCTAAGTATATTAATGAAACAGATACAAATAGGCTAGCGTCCAGTATAACACAAAATCCTTCTCTTGTCAACTTAATTCGTAATGATACTAGAATAGCAGATGTTGCTACAGCGGACTTTGATAGTCAGACGGCCGCAGACAACTCATCTATATTAGGTTCTGATACAACAAAGTGGTCGCAGCCTGCTATAGCATACGCTGCTGTGTATCCATATAATAAGGTAACAGAAACGGAAAGTGGACATATACAAGAGTTTGACGATACGCCGGCCGCTGAGCGAATACACTTTCGCCATAAGGTAGGTACATCACTAGAGTGGACCGCAGAAGGTAATCAGATTAATATAATTAAAGGCCACTCATATAGAATGGCCGTTGGTTCAGATAAGACTTACATAGAAGGCGATAGTGATATTAGTATAGACGGTCGCCATAAGATATTCATTAACAAGAGTGCTACATTAAACAACCACTATGATATACAAGTAGGTGCTAATGCAAACCTTAATATACAAGTAGATACAGGTGATGTCAATGTAGTGACCAGAGTAGGTAAAGTCAATGTCAATGCAGGTGGTGATTACAACCTCAAAGTAGGTGGTAACTATACGCTAAGTGTAGATGGAAGTCATAGTGAAACAATCGCAGGTACAAGAACAGAAACGGTAACAGGCGATAACACAAAGACCGGCAAGACGATAAACCTCAACTAATCTCAAAAACCTGTAGCTAATCGCCCCTATTATATCCAGGTCTTGGCTCTTAATCTATAAATGCAATAGACTATACTAAATATATTTTATGNTATTTAACCTATATAAGAAACGGCCGACTTCAGGAGGACGCTCACTATTGAAATCTATTAAGTCTGTATGGTGGTTGTTCTTTACATTTCAACTAGGAAAGGGTCTTCTGTGGATTCTACTACTTTATCTAGGCTTTGACTTTGTGAATTTTTTTCGGAGTTTTTTTTCATAGATAAGTTCGTCTTGTCTTTCATTATATCTATTACACCGTGACCTAGAGTATTGTCTATTCTATTCACTCTTATTGTTAGGTTCATTATATCGTTAGCAATGTCATCTAACTTACTCATTATATCATCTGCTGTATTGTACGCCATAGTTGCATATCCTTTTGTTTGGTTGTTATGTGTCTATTGTACTACATTGTCGGACATTTGTCAAGCGTTTTCTTTCTNANNAAGTGCTTTACGCTAGCAGTTGACAATCTTATACATAAGTGTGTGAAAACTCCAGAGAATGCTATAGAGTCAGCGTGGCGACACATTTAAAATCATAGAGAACATTTAGAGAACACTCATAGACTAATCCTATCAGGGAGAGGGCGACTCTTTGATTCGAAGATTTTAGGGGCGAATCTCTATGTTATCTCTTTGTTTAGTTTTATGTAAGTCTCTTGTATAAATATTACTATTCGTTCAACCAGACAATGGTCGGAAGTAAGGCAATCGCCTGAAGGAACGCACCTAACTTTAATAGAGGAGGGTGTTATGAATAGACATACTTATTTACTCTCCACTTATAGAAAGAAGAAAGAAATAGAGCGAAAAGAAAAGGCTCTTGCGTCTTCTCGTATAGAAGTGGATATAAATGGTAAAGGTACTTCTGGTTACACTATCAACAATGGTGTTAACAAAGGCAAAGTACTTGGACATAAAGTAATAAAATCTACCGATAATTGGTAATAGTTTGGGGGAGTTAAATCTCCCCTAAATAATAATATGAGTAATTTAATAAACTTAACAGATAACGCAAAATCACATCTTGCTGAACTTGTCAGCGAACACAATAAAGCTTATGTTCGTTTAGAAGTTAAAGGTGGTGGTTGTGCTGGTTTTAAATACGACTGGAAGTTTGAAGACAAAGCAGATGATAATGATGAAGTGTTTATAGAAGATAACTTTACACTATTAGTTGATAAATCTAATTTACTCTACTTAACAGGTATGACTATAGAATATCGTAAAGAGATATTTGGGTCATTTTTAGAATTAAAAAATCCCAACGCAACAAGTAGTTGTGGTTGTGGAGAAAGTTTTGGAGTATAAAATGAATTATGATAGAGTAGAACAAGAAACAGACCTCTATAATCGTGTTCCTATGAATAAAGATTATCAGTATCAAATGGAGTTGTTAAAGAAACAATTACAAATGATATTAGATGATGAAAGAGGAACAAGTGATTTAGATAAGAAGATTGCAATATTAGAAAAACAAAATAAATTATTACAATTAAAAAATGCGTTTCTTTTAGACACATTAAAAGAGCACAGCATATTGACACTAGATTAAACTTATTGTATAATAAGTGTGTTAAAGAAAAGAGAACTAGATAATGACAAAGCATAGAGATACAACCGTATTACCACAAATGGTTCACTCGTCTATTAATGGTGAAGTATTATATCCATTTGGTCCACCAGTCTATCGTTGTGAACTAGACGAAAAGATTGTTGATATGTTGATTGAAGAAGGTCAGCGTACAAGAGACGATAAAAAATTAGACCATAGACATCAACTTGCTGGTAATATGAAACAAGGAACTAGCGTTCTTTATCCGTTTAATAACGGTAATAATAAAGTTAGAAATCAAGCAGACCAAGCAATCGTACAAAAAGTATTTGAATTTTTTGAAATACTACAATCTAACTATGGTGAAGGTTGGCCTAACATATCAAAAATGATGATGGGACAATCTGGTGGTATGGGTGCATTACGATTACAACAACTATGGATTAACTTTCAACAAGCAGGTGATTTTAATCCTTTACACGACCACGGTGGTCTTTTTAGTTTTGTTGTGTTTGGTGATATAGATGATAAGATATTTACAGAAGGCGTACCTACAACTAACGCCAATACAGCAGGTCAATTAGTATTTCATTATGGCGAAAAGATAACTCAATTACAAATGAATAGTTTTGCTGTTAAACCATATAAAGGTTTGATGTTTGTTTTCCCAGCTGCATTAGAACATCAAGTAGCACCTTATTGGAAACAATACGAAAGAATTAGTATAAGTGGTAACTATGTACTAGAACATAATCAACCACAAGCAAATATCAATCCTGTTAAATTAGATTTACAAGATGATAAGATACCAGATATGATGATGAAAGACCCAACTCAATGATAAAAGAATATCTAAAAATTATAGGTCTAGGAATACTAGTCGTTATCTATCATTGGAAGACTATTGCATTTTATCTATTTACAGCAGGTGCTGTTGTGTTAATGTTTTTTGACCAAGGTATAGGACCAGCACTTATGGTTATACCGATAATGTATTTTTTAAGATTTATAGGAAAATTTTTATGACAACTACAACTGAAACACACGAAGAAACAATTAGAAAAATCAAATTTCATTTAGATGATAAAGTAGCACCTAGTGTTGCAGCTCACAATGGTAAGATTGAATTTATTTCTTTTGATGAAGATGGCACATTAAAGTTATTAATGGCAGGAAGTTGTGCTGGGTGTGCAATGTCTCAACTTACTTTAAAACAGGGAGTTGAAAGTATGATGAAACATTATTGTCCAGAAGTCAAAACTATTATATCAGAAGATGATACAAAGGCTAAAGAACAAGGTTACACACCTTACGCTTAATTATTAAGAAGCAAGTTTCATTAGAGAATAAGGCACGGTCCATTTACCACGACCATCTTCCATAACTACTGCTTTTTTAGGATTACATTTAACAATCACACCAAAGTGCTTTGCACCTCGTGGACGACCAAACACAACTTTAGTACCTACACTAAATTGGTCTAAAGATACCTGATTTGCTTTTGCAATCGCAGCCTCCAAGATGTATAGGTGTTCTTTGTGAGAAGGTTCTCGTATCCATTCAAGTACCTTATTCATATCGTTAAATTTCAATGCTGTCATAATATAGTCTCCCGTTGGTTATTTTAAGTATAAAGGACCAGTCCATCTGATTGGGTAATTACCCTCTAGGACATTTCCTCTAGGTTGATTTAAAGCAGGTGCATTATAACCGGCAGGTTTCAATACATCACCTTTTTTAAAATGTTTAAAATCTGTTTTACAGATAAAAGCAAAGACAGAATTTTCTCGTACAATCTTAATGTACTTTTGTCCTTCTTTAACTTTAATTTTAGAATCCCACTCTTCAAGTTGTTGTTGAGAATAAGAAGAGATACTTTCTT